AGTGTGAACAAATTTTCAAGTGTGAACAAGTTTAACAAGGAGTTTTTGATAATGTTGAATTATCTATTGCAAGTGTCCGTGACCTGTTTTGAGAACGACAACGATGCCTTCATTCCCGAGCTTAACTAACCAAGGCCACTTATAGGGTAACCTATACAGTGAAACGGTGCTATATGCTGGAAACCCCGAGTATGCAACAGTACGACGAAAATCGTGAAAATCTGTTTGCTGCGGACAATCAGCAGGGAAGGCCAGAAATGGAACCCTCAACGACTAAACGCACCGCTCCGAGAAAACGCAAGAATACCCATAAACGATATACAGACCGCAAACATGCTAAATGTGAAGGATATGTATACGACGAATCTAAGAAAGTTTGGGTTCGTCATACTAAGGGTAATTGTGTTTGGTGTATGGATTGTAATCAATGGAAACCAATTGAATTCTTTGCAAATGTAAATGGGAAACCATACAGCTATTGTAAGGAGTGTCAGCGAATACATAAGGCTATGAGTCGATATCATTTAAATCGACAACAAGTTATAGAATTGTATTCGCAAACTACTTGTATATGTTGTGGATGTGAATTTGAAAAACAAACTCACCAGCATATCCACCACATTGATAACATGGTAATTGGTCTCGTCTGTTTACGATGTAACCATACGCTTCGAGATGAATCCCCAGAACATCTTCATAGATTATTATGTTGTGTTCGATTCATTGAGAGCCGGATGAAGATATAGTCTGAACTGCATAGCGATATGCAGAAGTAGGCAGAAATGACCTACTCAGTGTGAAAACACTGGTAACAGTTTGTTGGGCAAATGAAGGTCTCGCCATCTTGACCGAAAATATGGTCATGGCTAATCTAGTCCATCGTGATTTCTCGATGGAAGTCGCCAACTTTGGTGACGTTGTAAATACACGCCGACCTGGATCTTTCCAGACTCGTCGTAAGGCCGACGCAGATAGCATTGATCTTCAAGACGCTACCGCCACTCTCGTGACGGTTCCGCTAGATCAGCACATCTACGTCAGTTTCACCATCAAGGATGGTGAGGCTAGCAAGTCCTTCCAGGATCTAGTCCAAGTTTACTTGGCTCCTGGTATGCAGGGTGTTGCTCGTACGATTGATCGTATCCTCTGCGGTCAGATCCATCGTTACTTCGCCAACCCAGTTGGCAAGTTGAGTGCTTTAACTAGCACAACTGCTAAGGACACATTGCTTGAGGCTCGCGAGAAGCTTAACAAGAACCTAGCGTACCCACAAGGTCGTCGGGTTGTGTTGGGTCCATCAGCCGAAACAGCAATGTTGCAGACTGACCTGTTCTTGAAGGCCAACGAGCGTGGTGACGGCGGTATTGCTTTGCAAGAAGCAGCCCTCGGTCGCGTGCTTGGTTTCGATACCTACATGGATCAGAACCAGCCCGGTATTACCACGGGTGCTGATACATTGAGTGGCTTTGGCAATGCCGCACACGCCGCTGGCGTATCTACGGTTGTTGCGAACGGTGCGATTGCCGGTACAGTAAATGGTGACTTCGTCACCATTGCTGATGATGGTCAACCACGGTGGGTTCTAACCACAGCGGATGCCACAACACTCAATTTGGACGGTGCGTTGAAGTATAATTCGGCGAACCTTGACAACATCACTGTCTACAAGCATTGTGATTGTGATGGCGCGCACGCCGCTGGTTACTCCAAGGGTATCACCCTTGACGGTTACTCTGCCACGAAGGTTCCACAAGTTGGTCAGCTTCTTGCTTTCGGTGTGACAGCTTTGACTCGTCATACCTACACGATTGTCGAAGCTTACGAGAATCCAACGAACGCTGCCCAGACCATCGTCTGGCTAGATCGTCCGCTAGTATTCCCCGTAGTCGACAACCAAGACGCTTTCCCAGGTCCTTACGGGTCCTTCAACTTCGCGTTCCATCGCGATGCACTAGCTCTAGTGACTCGGCCATTGGCCTTGCCACGAGCCGGTGGCGTTCAGGCTGCGGTTGCCAACTACAACGATATTGCAATGCGTGTGACGATGGCTTATGACATCACCACGCAGGGTACCATCGTTACGTTGGACCTGTTGGCTGGTGTTGCTCTCTTGGACGTTAACCTCGGTTGCGTTCTCCTAGGCTAATTTTAGCCACCACCAATTCCCCGGGGCATCTTGCCCCGGGGGATTGTTCCTTTGAAAGGATATAACTATGGACTTCCCCTGGATGGAAATTATTAAGAGTGTGGGCCCATGGGTTAGCGTTATTCTTTTCTTTATATATCGGGATTACCGACGTGAAGAAAGTCTTAACCAACGTATTAAAATGCTGGAAGAATACCAGAAGGACGTTCTTGAGAATTTAGTGGAGAAGTCTACGACCGCTCTAGCACAAAGTTCAGAATGCATTAAATGGATTGGACGTGTTCTAGAACACCTTGTACGAGTTTGCCCCCGAATTGTAGGTCAAGTTTGCGATAAGCCGGAATCACTACAATGAGTAATGTAACAAACTACAATCTTAATAGACATGTACGCCAAGCCCTGTACGTTCTCAAACGTGCATTTGGTAGTACTATTATATTACACCAGTTGACAAGTGCCAGTACGAGTTATACGACTGGTACTAAAACTATTGCATCAACTACAACAATCATACCACGGTGTATCGTGTTACCGGTGAAATTACAGCGTGAGACCGTTCAAACTGTAGCACTTATATCTGCAAATAAGAATTTCGCATACGGCGGATCAGTTGAAAGTGGTCTTAGAGAATTTGTTATTGATGCTAGAGATTTACCCGCTGGTTATTCAATAGGGCTGGATGACTGGATTATATACAATGATCGAAGATATGATATAAAGAATATGGAAGAATTGGAACAACATTCGGGGTGGCACATCACCGCTAAAATGATTATGTTGGACCCAATTTACAAGTCTGCCAGTGTTATTCAAACTTTGAATTTTACGGAGAAGAACAATAATGAATAAAAACTGGCCTCGTTGGATCATAGCGTCTATTGCCGAACACTTTAGAATTGCATCGGCAGCAATACCACTACCATTGCTTGTAGATGGTATTGACGAGCGCGAAGATGAATTACTGCATTACGACCATGCTGAATTGAGGTTCACTGGACCATACATCAATGAATTAAGTCACAATTATTATAGACTACTCATTGATGCTAATATACTGCTTACGGAGATGATGGATCGTTCAAACGCCTACGACATTCATACTTGGTGCGGTGCGATGGCTGTAGCCATGGAAGGTCCGATAAACGTATACAAATATGGCACGGAAGTCGGGGATGATGCTTCCTATGCCTTCTGTCTAACCTTGGCCAATGGAAAAATAGATCCGGTAAGGGTGCTACATTTTGGTCAATCTGGTTTATCTACACGTTTCCGACAATCAATGATAGATGGTCACTTTATAGTGGATATTTCTGTCTGATTGGCACGCTATTTGCTATGTTAGACTTCTACGGATTATACCATCTGTAACGTCTAAAATGATGCAAAAAAACAACATGTATTGCTATATTATCACCAACACTATAAATGGTAAGCAGTATATTGGAATAGCAGTCGATCCTAAACGCCGATGGGTCGAACATCGGTGTGGGCATGGGTCAAAAGTGTTGTATAGTGCCTTTAAGAAATATGGTAGAGAATCATTTAGATTCAATATTCTGTGTGAAGGGGATGGGCAACAAATAAAAGATACAGAAATTAGGTTAATATCCTTCTTCGACACAGTAGCCCCTAGTGGTTATAACTTGACTGTTGGTGGCGAGGGTTCCACCGGCTGGAGGCCAACTAAAGAAACAAAAGAGAAGTGGAGTCTAGCCCGCCGAGGAGTTGGTAATGCAATGTTTGGAAAGACCCACTCAGAAGAAACCAAAAAGAAGCTAACTGACAAAGCAAAACAAAGAATACCCACACTAGAGTGTTTAAAACGTTTACAAACAATAAGTCAAGGTTCAAAGAACAGGCATGCACGTCCAATTGAAATCAATGGAATCCGGTATGATTACATTGGAGAGGCTGCATCCGCTTTGAATCTAAAAGCAAGTACATTACGGACCTATGTAGGTCGTTTTGAGAGGGAGAATCGCTGGCCGCGAACTCTCCAACATTTAACAATCAAACTATTATGAAGGAGACCTAATTATCGCACGCCTAGAGCTAAGAGATTGCACGATCCGTATACGTGATGGCCTAAGTGGTACCGCTAAGGTAAACGTAGGCGCAGTTACAAACGACACAAATGTAACTATTAACACAGTCGTACTCAATACGCTAGATACCGATCTAGTGCCTATCGGTGCCCGATTCACTGTCAATACATCCCCCACAGTTGTATACACAGTTACCGCCCGTATCCCAGCGGATGTGAATGGTGTAGCGACCAGCCCAACTACCAATGTGGTTGTATCCCCTGTTTGGTCAACCAATGCACCAGCTAACAATGTTATCACCTTCCTACCTTGTCAGATTGATATCAAGGTTGGTGACGGTAATCTTTCGTATTCCGAAACAAAGGAATATAACTACATGCTAGACCGTGGGGATCTGGATACCGTGCGTGAGGGCGACCAGAAGCCACTGGATGTGAGTCTTGAGTTCGTCTATGAATTCGTGACAACGGGCACGAGCGAAGCTATCACACCTGTGGATGCTTTGAAGAATATCGGAGCGGCTGATGAATGGGTAACATCGGCAACTGATACTTGCGAACCATATGCGGTGGATATTGAGATTGTGTTTGACCCCCCATGTGGTACATCACAGACCGAGACCACCACTCTACCTGATTTTAGGTACGAGAAGTTGGACTTTAGTCTGAAAGATGCAACGATTGCTGTTACAGGTAAATGTAATGCCGTAACCGCTAGTTTGACACGAACGACCTAAATACACCTACGTAGGGTGATTTAATGTAAGGTACTTGGCCAAGTATCTTGAACTATAGCTAGAAAATCTTTTGCAAAAGAGGAGACCAGAGATGGCCAGAATTGAGTTTAACTGCTAGACTCTTCATGCAGTAATGTATGAATAAAACTTGGCTATATGCGGGAAACACCTGTTAGACAAAAAGTACGTCGGCCACGTAAAAATCTTTTTGGTAGGGTCAATCCGCAGGGAAGTCGCTTTTCGACCCCTCAACGACTGCACGCCGAGCCCCTGAAAAGGGAGAAGATACAGTCTGTTCTGCATGGAAACATGCAGAGGTTCGCAGAAATGACGAGCCCCACTTTAATAAGTGAGTAACAACAAAGAAGAGATGCCACGATTAAAATTCGTGATGGTTTATCGGGATCTGCCCTGGTAAACGACACCCCAGGTGTCAATGATGTTAATGTGGATATCAATACAGTCAACCTTAATACTGTTGACGTAGATAAGGTTCCTATTGGCGCTCGCTTTACAGTTAATACTGTGAATCATTCAACGATTCATATTGTTACTGGACGCACACCCGCTAATTCAAGCCCGACTACCAATATTGTATTTTCACCAGCATGGGTAGCTAATGCACCCGCCAATGGCGATGGAATTACATTCCTACCGTGCGAAATTGACATCAAGATTGGTGATGGTAACCTAACGTATTCCGAAACAAAGGAATACAATTATATGCTAGATCGGGGTGATCTAGACACGGTCCGCGAGGGAGATCAGAAGCCACTAGACGTAAGTCTTGAGTTCGTCTATGAATTCGTGACAACTGGTACTAGTGAAGGTATCACACCGGTTGACGCTTTGAAGCAAATCGGCGGAGCCGCCGATTGGGTTACTGCATCGTCTGATCCTTGTGAACCTTATGCAGTTGATTTGATTATTTCGCATGATCCGCCCTGCGGATCGTCTCAAACAGAAACTACGACTCTACCAGACTTCCGTTATGAGAAGTTGGACTTCAGTCTCAAAGATGCGACAATCGCTGTTTCTGGTAAGTGCAATGTAGTGTCAGCTACGGTGGCACGTAGTTAGTTTTTATTGCGTCTGAGTGCCGAAAGGCACTCAGACCTTGTTTACTTTAAAGGGAGAATGAAATGAAGATTGGTGGAAAAGTAGTAGAAGGTATCCATGAGGAAATTCTCGTATTGCCCCGTGGTGAAGATCAACTTGTTATTCGAGCGAGGGCCGTGTTGGATTTGGACGAGTTCGATAAGATTTGTCCAGAACCTAAGCCACCCGGTAAGTTGACTAAGGATGGTTGGGTTCCAAACAAGGAAGATGCAACATACCGACAAATTATGTCTGGGCATGTTGACCGACGTATTGCTTATTTAGTAATTCGATCTTTGGAGCCAAGTAATATTGAGTGGGATTCGGTAAATATTGCCGATCCACGAACGTGGTTGAATTACGTAACTGATTTCCGTGCGGCTGGATTGGCCACAGTCGAAATCAATCGTATTGTACAATGCGTAATGGCTGCTAATTCCCTGGATGAATCCAAGTTAGAAGAGGCCCGACAGGTTTTTCTACTAGGTCAGCGTCCGGCACCCGCGCAATACTCTGGCCAAGTGGTCGAACAGCCGACTATGCAATCTGGAGAGCCTGTGAACGTTTCGGAATAAGCCCACCCGGAACAAGTCTATTAGGGAAAACATGTTGGGATGATCTGGACGTATGGGCGGCGGCTTTATTTCTGGCATACGACCAAACACGAGAACATGATGAACTTGAATTGGCTATTAAATTGGCTGGTGGTTAACTAACCACCAGCCAAGGGGCGTTGACCATGAAAATGACTTGCGAACTACAACTGTTGAAATTGAATCTTTCAGCATATAATAAAGTAGTGTCTAAAGAACTAACACAAAAACTAAAGGAAGGTGTTGGAGTTTGGATTCAAAAAGCCGTGTCGATTATACCCGTATGGATGGGGGCGTCGCACGGCACATTTATAAAACTGGCTGCTAAGATTGGTATGACATTTAGCGTCAGCGGTCTCGGCGGTATTCCTGGATTCCCAGGCCCCGCAGAGGGTAATCGACAAAGCCAGGGAAGGCTTGTCACTTGGGGTGGAAACTACATGGCGGAGTATTCCACTACATTGTGGCATCTGATATACAATGAAACACACAATGCTAACGAGAATAAAGAAGAGGCCAGGGTTTTTTACCGTTTGATAAATCCCACCCCCTACCATTTTCAATCACAAGCTAATGCTGCTTTTGCGGCCTATATTAGCAATGTTCGCTTGCCCTCCCCTTGGGCATATCTAACACTTGAAGTACGTAAGGTATCTTAAATGCCAGACCAACAAATTGTTCAGAAACTTGGATTTGAAACTGGTGATTCCATCACCAAAATAGAGGATTTAAAGACCGCTCTAGATGGTCTAAATACCTCTATATTGAATTCTACTAGTGCTATGCGCGCGTTTAATAGCACTGGGGGTCTTGATTCAGCCTTAACTGCTTTGATGGGTAAAGTCACCCAACTGTCAAAGCAAATTCAAACCAGTCTCAATGGTATAACACCGCCGAAAATAAATGTTGACACGACCGCCGCATTAGCAAGAATCCGTGAGTTAGATATAGCATGGAAGAATAGAGGCGATCCAACTAAACTATTACAATCCAATCTAAAGACTATGGAACGTAGTCTGGCGGAATATGTTGTAAAAAACAACATAACTAAAGATCAAGTTATTGCTGCATATGCTGGAACCTTAACTGGAAGTACCCCAGCACTGGCCGGTCTAAATGCCCAGATCAAGGCGCTTAAAGGTGGTATAGATCAACTGGGACAATCGGCCAACACCGGTGAGGGTGCTATTAGTAAGTTCGTAGCTCAGACAGCCAAGATTATGACTTTTAGAGCCGCACTTTCAGTAGTGAATGGACTTCACAATGAGTTTGATGCCGGGGTTAAATCCGCCATAAACTTTTCAATGCGGTTAGGCCAAATAGAAGCTGTTATGGATGATACCATAATGCCTATTAAACAAGTCCGTGAGGAGTTGCTAGCAACTTCTTCCGCATTTGCGCGCCCATTAGATGAAACTACATTAGCCTATTATCAAGCGGTACAAAATCAGTTGGGTACCTCTGCCGATGCTATGTATGTATTCCAAGAAGCAGCAAAGTTGTCAGCAGCAAACGTTGCACCATTGAATGATTCAGTGAATCTACTGTCTTCGGCTCTAAAGGGTTGGGCACTTCCCATGACCGAAGCTGGACGTTTATCTGGCTTGTTCTTTGAAGCTATTAAAGTTGGTCGTATGGAAGCTGTGGATCTATCAGAGGTATTAGGTAGAATTGGACCTACCGCCCAAGCCATGGGTATCTCTATAGAAGAAGCTGTAGGATCTATAGCAGTTATGACCCAACAAGGTACAAAGGCAAGTACAGCCATTACACAGGTCGGAGCGGTAATGACCGCCCTTATGAAGCCTACCAAAGACTTAAAGGCAGTCTTCAAGAATCAATGGGGTGTCCAAGATGCTGAACAGGCTATTATAAAGTTCGGCGGTATGAATGGTGTATTGGCGGAATTAGCAAAGATAACCGGAGGTTCTTCGGCTGAAATGGTTAAATTTACCGCCAATGTTAGGGCGGTACGTGCCGAGATGGGGTTGATGGGTCCTAATGCGGATGCCGTTACGGATGCCATTAAACGCTTTGGCGAGGCCAGCGTTGATACAGTCAATAAAGCAAGTAAGCTTGTTCTAACTACACCGGGTGGCGAGTACAAGAAGTCGGTAGAAGAACTTGCAAATGCATGGACAAAGGTAGGGGACAGTTTAATATTTGTATTTACTAATTGGAATAAACTTAAGACTAACATTATATCAGGTCTAGGGACTACCGTAGGTATAATGGGAACTTTAACGGCCAGCATTGCTTTAATAGGACCCGCACTAACATTTATAACAAGCCTATTTCCACGGCTTATATTAGCGGCTAAGGCATTCAGGGCTGCATTATCTGGACA